ATAATATTATGAAAATAAATGAATGTGCAGTAATTAACATAGAATTACTAAAAGGCCAAGTAGCTGTTTTAAGAAAGAATTGTGAGATATTCAGAGAGTTCAATGATCATCAAGCAGTAAATTCAAGAATGCGAGTAATTAACACAATTGAAAGTATTATTACAGAATCCAAACCTTTAGAGCCGATTGTAAGGGATGCAGTTGATTTTGCTTACTATAATTCTGACTTATGGGAAGGTTTTGACCAATACATTAACGAAACAGATATATAGTTATGGAAAATTTAAACGATATACAATTTATTACAGCTTGTATTTGTATGACAGCAGTAGTATTAGGGTTCTTTTGGTTATTAAGTAAACAAATTTAGTTATGGAAAATGCACTATATAAAATGATGATAAATAATGCTAGAGAGCATTTAAAAAATCAAAATCCAGAACTACCTAAAGAAGATGATTTTAGTATATTTAGGATTAGTGAAGTACTATCATTATGTATTTGTAAAACTAAAGAAGATATTATTATGGACATAATTAATCAAACAGAAATATGAAAAAGACAGCATTACAAAGTGCAATAGATGAAATACAAGCTATGCCTAATTGATCCACAGTCATTGAACACATGTTGAGAAATAAAATTATTGAAATACTTGAATCAAAACTACCACAAGAAAAACAGGATTTGATTGAGGCACATTACGTAGGATTATTAGCAGTAATTATAGTATTAATATTAGCAAGCTTAATTGAACCAAACATTTGAGAATGAAAACTAATATGGAATTTAAACAATATAGAAGAAAACAGATTGCAGAAATTAGAGAAGTTACTGAATTTGATGTTAAACAATATGCTGAAAAAGATTACATAAGTGTATTTGGTTGGCAACATGTAGTTTCTATTTCTTCAGTAGATAAAAAAAATGGCAGTCCTAGAATTGGAGATATGATTGCAAGAAATCCAATTAATCATAATGACCAATGGTTAGTTGCTGAGCAATATTTTAATGACAATTTTGAAAGTATATTATGAAAAACGAAAAATACATTGTAATCGAAAAAGCTATACTGGAAAGGCTTATTCAAGAAATGACTGACAAATTCAATAAATCAGATAATGGAATGGTTGAAAGATGGCTAGCTGGTAATATCAACGCCCTCAAAACAGTCAAAGACTATTGTAAACCACTAGACGAAACAATATGAATAAGGCAGAAATAAGCATGGATGAGTATTTAAAACTACTCGAAATAAAAAAGAACTTCGATGAAAAATTAGCAGAAAAAACTAAAGAAATATCAATAAGTAATCTTGAAAACTTGAAATCGTATGACAAAAAAGTAAGTATTGAAATTGTTGAACTCCAAAGTAGAAATAAAATACTATATTCAAAAGTTAATGAATTAAGGGAAGGGTATCGAAATCAAATATTTGAAACAGGTAGACTAGAAATAGAATTACGAGAGATAAAGAAGCCTTGGTGGAAAAAAATACTTTATTAAACATTAAACTATATGATATACGAAAAATTAAAAGAAAACACAGCATCAATTTATAAAAATGCTAAATCAAAAGCTTTAAATGTAATGTATCTTAATCAAAAAATATTAAACAACAATGAAGAAGTAATAATTAAATATCACGATGATGGTATTCAAATAACAAGGGCAAGTATAAGTTCAACAAAAAAAACAGTAAAAATAATAGATTTATGCAAAAACAGAGGAAGTATAAGCATAAAGCTAGGGTATAAGGAAGGTAATCACGAAATAGAAGTAATAGACAGCGACAATATATTTATTAAAGTAGATTTAGCCATATAAAATTTTAGTCGGATATTAATTTATTCGACTATTTTTTTTATATTTGTAAAAAATTGGTATGATGTCATACGACCCAAAAAATATATTCGAACAAGCTAAGAAAGCTATATTGGCACATGAATTGATTTTTATTGAAGAAGTCGTGTCATATATTCCTTGCGATAAAACTACTTTTTATAGGATTTTCCCACCTGATAGCAACGAATACAACGAAATAAAAGAAATGATTGACTTTAATAAAGTTAGTGCTAAAGCTTTTATGCGTAAAAAGTGGAAAGAAGCTGAAGCACCTGCTTTGCAAATTGCCCTTTACAAACTTTGTGGAACAGACGACGAAAACCATAAGTTAAATGGATCTAAGCAAGAAATAAAGCAAGAAATAAAGCACGAAGGAGCAATACTAAATTGGTAATTACACCGACACCTAAACAGATAGAAGCTAAAGGTATAGCTTGCCAACAGGATAAAAATATAATACTGTACGGAGGTGCCATCCGAGGAGGTAAAAGTTTTTGGCTATGTTTGATGATGCACAGCCTAGCAATGAAGCACGAAGGCAGTAAATGGGTAATGATTAGAAAGTCTTTACCAACACTTAAAAAAACGCTTATCCCTTCATTTTTTAAGTTGTACCACATGGGAATATCTCATTATATTGAGAAGTTCAATAACCAAGATTATATTGTTTATTATAAAAATGGTTCTCAAATCATGTTTATGGCAGAAAGCTATGATACAGATAAGGAACTAAACAGGTTTAGAGGTTTAGAGATAAATGGTGCTGGATTTGACGAAATAAACGAATGCCAAGAAGATACTTTCAATGTTGTTAATAGTAGGGTGTTCTCTTATTCTCACTTAATACCAAATCAACCAAAGCCAATAATATTGGCAACGTGTAACCCATCAACGGGGTGGGTAAAAGAAAAGTTTTACGATAGATGGAAGGATAATACGCTCCCATCAAATTGGGCTTATATACCCTCAAAGATTACCGATAATCCATATATCCCTGAAACAGCAATTGAGGAATTAAGAGCAACTACAACTTCATTAATATTTGAAAGAATGGTAAATGGAGATTGGGAGGTACGGGAAAATGAAAACCTATTCGCCTATGCTTTTGAACCTACAAGAAACGTAAGCGAAGAAGCTGTATATCAAGAAGGGCTACCTGTGTACCTATCATTTGACTTTAATGTTAACCCTGCAACGTGTGCCGTATTTCAACATACCCACGATTTCATTTACCAAATAGACGAGATAAGGCTAAAGGATAGTTCAATATATTCGGTAATTGAGTTAATCAAAACTAAAGACTATTATCAGAGCCAAATATACGTTACTGGAGATGCTTCGGGGTGGGCAAGGGAAAAGAGTACAAGCGCTTTGGATTCTATGTACTCTATCATTAGGCGTGAATTCAACCTACCTATTACGGCAATTAAGACGCCAAGGGCAAACCCTTCACATAAGAAGTCTAGGGAACTTTACAACAGTATATTCGAGAAACACGTAAAATGCTTAATCCACCCTAAATGCGTTTATTCAATCAAAGATAATTTGAATGTAAAGGTATTAGAGGATAATAGTATAGATAAGTCAGACAGTAAGCTAACTCACAACTTGGACTGTCAGAGATACTACTATTCAACATTTCATTACAACTTCACAAAGTCACTTCACTTGTAGCACAAATGGCAATAAAGTAATTCAATAAGGCATATTTTTACATTATGAGTTACCTAATTAATCAGGACACCTGCAACTGCTATAATGCTGTTCCGATGTCGCAATGCTTACAAGAAATCAAGATTGCAGATTTAACCGATGCTACCAATTACCTTTTTGAATTTTGGGATAAGTTTGATAATGTTGAGGTTCTAACAGAAACATCAATAGGTGGTATTTGCACACTTGATTTAAGTTTGCTTACCCCTAACTTGCTTAACTGCAATGCTGGCGAGTTTACCCTTAAAATTTACGAAACCGCAGACCTTGACACGCCTATTGAATTGACATTTAAAAGCGTGACATACAATTGCTTTATATTGACATTTATTGATTCTAATTCAAGCGCTACCTATGAGTATCTACGATAGTGTATTGCTTGCTACGGCTATTGTTATAACCGTTTATCAAAGCACCGAGGAAGGAATGATATTTGGCGAATTAAATCAATATAAATCAATATGGTTATTAAAACCAGTTTTCGGATGTCCTACGTGTATGGGATGGTGGTACGGGATTGCGGTAGGCTCGGTAAACGGATTTACCTATCAAAGCATCCTGTGTGGGTTCCTTACACTCGCATTGTGCGAGGTGTATAGTTGTTTATTATCAATATCTTATAAAGAATGAAACTAAAAGAAAAACTAACAAAGTTCTTTGGTTCGAATCCTCCAGTTTGGAGAAAAGAAACGAACTATGTAATAGAATTTGCCTTTAAGCATAACGGCAAGAATTACTATCAAATGGCGGACTATACTAACATTCCGTGCGAGCGTGCATTTACAGCGGTAAGCTATTATGATGAGTTGACGATGAAATGTGATAGGGCGTTCCTATTGGCACACAATGAAGCAATAGAAACAGCTTGTAATAATGGTAAATTAACCGAGGTGGTTAAGTTAAACCACGATCTAAAATTAAGACTTAGCCTAGTTAGTGACCCCGATTTGTTACTAAAATTAGCAAGTGTTGTATTCTTTGATGAAAATGAAAGTCCTTTAGTTTATGACTTTGCTTACAATGAAAAGAAGATAAAAGAATGGAAAAAAGATAAATTAATGGATTTTTTCCGAGTCTTGCCTTTACAAAACTTAATACCCTCTTTAGATTTCTCAAAAATAGATTTAAAGACCTTTACTCAAATGAACCACGAGGTAAGACAATTAACGGTTCTGCAATTAGACAACATCTTGCACAATCTTTCACACGAGGCATTGAAAGGAGATTTAGCGAAAGGCTTAATCTTGCAAAAGGAAGCCCTACTGAACTCAATAGCATTAGAGGGTTAAGTATTTACGAATACCATTTGTTTATTGAAGAAATGGAGAAACAAGCAAATAAAAAATAATTATGGCAACCGATATCAAAGTAGTTAAGACCGTTTTTGTAGTAGATACCGCAGATGTTAAGAAAGCAACGCAAGACTATAATAATCTTGCTAACTCTATTGATAAGACTGGAAAAGAACTAACTGAAACAGGAAAGCAAGCCACCGAGGGTAGTAAAAAGGTAAAGGATGGCGTTGATAACTCAAAACAATCGATTGATAAGTTTAGGGGCTCGTTTGATGGCATAGGCAACGCCATTGCAGGTGCTTTCGCTATTGGTTCGGTAGTGGCATTTGGTAAAACTGTAATAGATATTACTAGCCAAGTACAGAAGTATAGGGCGGTATTAACCAACACTCTAGGCAGTCAGAACTTAGCCGATATTGCTATGGCTCAAATTTCAGACGTAGCCATTAAGACAAATTTTTCGGTAATGGAACTTACTGACACCTATATAAAATTTGCCAATAGAGGTTTAAAGCTTTCACAAAATGAAATGATGAAGCTTGCCGACATTGCCAATAGTACAGGCAAGTCTATTGACCAATTAACAGAGGCAACTCTTGACGCTTTCACGGGCGAGAATGAGAGGCTTAAAGAGTTTGGTATCACAGCCAAGAAAACAGGAGAAACAACTCAATACACGTTTAAGGGGGTAACTACCGAGGTTAAGAACACGCAAGAAGCTATTAAAAATTACTTGCTAGGACTTGGAGATTTAAATGGGGTTATGGGTTCAACCGCCGCTATTAGTGAAACTCTAGGCGGCAAAATTTCAAACCTTGGAGATAAATGGGATAAGTTTTTAATATCAATTGGAAATAATACTTCAAAGATTTTTGGAGATGCTATTGGCTTTATTTCAGAGAGGATAACTTTTTTAACAGAAATACTAAAAACTAAAGAGCAAGAACTATCAGAAAGCACTATCGCTTCAAATAGTTTTGCTCAAAAAAGTATTACTTCATATTTTGATAGTATAAAAAAAGAATCAGAGAAGTCCAAGCAAGACGAAAAACAAGCAATGGAAAAGGCTTACTTGGACAAGTTATCAGTTTATAATAAAGATTATAAATCGGCAAAAGAAAACCTTGAGGATGTAGCTAATGTAAAACTTTCTACTATTGAAAGTGCCAATAAAGCATCATTAGCTTTGGCGGAAATTGGAGCAACAAAAGAAAAGAAGATAGCTATTAAAGAGGCTCAAGCATACTTACAAGAGCGTAAATTTAGACAAGATGAACTCAAGAGGCAATATGAAGAATATTTAAAATCAAAAGAGGTAACAACCAAAGAATTTACCGACAAAGAACGTAAAGCGCAGGAATCAGCGCAAAAAAAGATAGTTGATGACGCTTTAAATTTGCTTAAACATGAGGAACAAATCGCAAAACAAAAGGCGGTTAATGCAGGGGCAAAAGAAATTGAGATTCTAAAAATAGAGGCTAAATACAACGACAAAAGGGTTGATATTTATGATAAATATTCAAAAATCCTAAACACTAAACAAAAGCAAGACCAAGAAAGCACGATTGTAAACGTGATTACAATTGGCAAGAAAATAGAAAAGCAAACTAAGGATGATTTAGAAGCAAGAAAAAAAGCCAATGAGGAATGGAGTAAAGCAACATTCGATCAACACAAAAAAGACGAAGATGATTTAAAGAAAACACTAGACCGCCAAAATTCAATCACGCAAGACAGCATCGCAATTGACAAAGCAAATGCTTTAATAAGCCTATACGACAATCAAAATTTAACTGTTAAGCAGAAACTCGAAGAACGTAAGAAAATAGAAAAGGAGTTTGAAAAACTTTCTTTGAAGGCTCAAATTAAATCAGATGAAGAAAAGCTTAATGCTTTAGTTTTGAATTCCGACGAATACATTGCATTACAGCGTAAAATAGCAGAGAAAAAAGTAAAGTTAAATAAAGATGCAAATGATGAGGTAGAGGAGGATGATAAAGAACATCAAAAAAATAGGGAAGAAATAGCTAAACAAGCTATGGATGTAGTTAAGCAAGGCATTAATGCTGTTTATCAATACAAATCGAATGTTAACGAGCAAGAACTTATCGACCTTAAAGACAAAGAGGAACGTGAGTTAAAGCTTGCAGGAGATAACCAAGCTAAAAAAGATGCTATTGCTAAGAAATATCAACTTGCAGAGGCTAAGATAAGAAAACAACAGTTTGAACAAAACAAACAAATAGCGCTTATAAATGTAGCTATTGATACCGCCCAAGGTATTGCAAGTGCTTGGAAAACTCCATTAACCGCACCTTTTATGGTACCTTTAGTAATCGCAAGCGGTGCAATACAAACAGCTTTGATAGCGTCACAACCTACTCCAAAATTTGCAAAGGGCGTAATTGATTTACAAGGAAAAGGAACGGGAACAAGTGACGAAATCCATGCCATGTTATCGAAGGGCGAAAGCGTTATGACAGCAGAAGAAACAAGCAAATTTAAGCCGTTACTACAAAGCATAAGACGTAAGGAACTAAGCCCCGAACTGGCTAACATGATGATAAGTGGACAAAAAATGTCCAATGTAAACCTAGACACTTCTCATCTTGCAAAAGAATTGCGAAGTATGCCAAAGAATCACATTTCGATTGATAAAGATGGTTTTAAAACATTCCTTTATTCAGAACACTTAAAGCAAGAAAAACTAAACAACCGATATGGAGTATAAATTCACGTTAATAGATGGTGAGGTTGAAACGGTTATTGATGAGCCGATAGGGTGGGATAAGTGTAAGATTACTTACGCAAGAGATGATAAATACCATGGCATTTTTACAAGCTACACAGACGAATTAGAGTTTGTAAACGATGGATATACAATTATTGCTAATGCGTTCTATACTTACGGGATTGAGTACCTTTTAAAGATACGCATAGAGCAGAGGTGCAATGCTTCATACGAATATCAAACACTTTATACAGGGCGTGTAAACCTTGCAGGATTTCAAGATAGGTTTAATATTTTTTGCTCATGTATCACTAACATTGAACAAGATAGCAATACAATGTTAATGAAGAATAATAGTGACAAGATAGTTGATTTTAGCAAGGTTTTACACCTTACAGATGAATCACTACCGCCACTATTGCCTAACACTATGACGATGCACAGCAAAGCTATTGTGCTAACAAGCGTATTTGATACGGTTACCGAAAGCGTTCCTTTGATTGCTGAAACTGTCAATATTGATGTAAGCCAAACATATTTTTTGCCAATGCCTGTTTATGTAAAAAGCAATGACTTAAGCATAAGTAGTACCACGGGAATAAATGCGCAACTAATTGAGAATATAACAACAGATATAGCACTAATTGAACCTACATTTATACCAGCTTATGATGGTGTTTATGATTTAATATTTGAATGTGAAGGTTCATTTGTGGATTCAATAACTACGGCATTAGGGCGTAGCTATAACCTTCAATGGACATACTCAATTAATGGCACGCCTTATTCGATTTATGATATTGGGGCGCAAAATCCACTATCTCCACTAACTGTATTATTCGATATTAATGAAACCTTATCATTAACGTTAAATGCAAATGATGTTGTTAAAATTTACTTAGTAATTGCCAACTATTCTGTTCCAACATCAAGTATATCATATTTTTACCTACTTTTTAATACTGCAAACATTTATTTTAAATCAGAAACAGAAACGCCATCGAGCACGGCAAAGACATACATGATACATGAATGTTTTGAACGTGTGGCGCAAAATGCACTAGATAAGCGTACAGCATTTAAAAGTAATTTCTTGGGGCGTAAAGATTTAGGGTACGGTGCGAACGGGTGCGGTTCATTCATGGCGCTGACAAACGGTTTCAATATACGAAGCTTTGACAAGCCTATACTAGCGAACTTAACAGATATATATTCCTCATTGTCTGCAGTTCATTGTCTAGGCTTAGGACTTGAAAATGATGGGGGTAACGAGATTATAAGGGTTGAGCCTGTAAGCTATTTTTACAACGAAACAAATATAAATGACATTACTAATATCAAATCAATCAATGTATCAGTAGATCAAAACAGGGTTTTCAATACCGTAAAGATTGGTTTTGAAAAAGAAGGTACAGAGGAAGGCACGGACAAAAGTAATACACTAGATGGTTTTGCCACTAATCATTCTTACAGCCTACCAATAACAACGGTAAAGCGTGAATTTGTTAATGTATGCAAGTACGTAGCCGACCACTACGCCATTGAGTTTACAAGACGTGTGCAATACCTAGAAACAAGTACATCGTCATGGAAATTTGACGACGATAATTTTTTAATATGCACAAAACGCACTGAAAGTGTATCAGGATATGCGACGGAATTGAACCTAGCCGAAAGAAATGAAAACTTTTCAACGCAAAATATATTAAGCCCTGGAACTGGTTATAATCTAAGGCTTACCCCTATGCGCATGATGTTGAATTGGAATCAAATTATATCAGGCGCTTACGCTAAGATTGCAGGCAAGTCAGCGCAGTTCACCAACGGCAAAAACAACTATCTATATGAAAGCCAATTAATAGGTAATTGTACAGATAGATATAATAATGCGGTGCTTAAAGAAAATCAAAACTTGGCATGGGATGATGAGAACAATCTTATTAACTCGCCAATATACGAGCCTATAAGCATTAAATTTGACTACCCTATGAGTTTATCAAACTTTAATTACATGATTGATAATAAGTACGGGTATTATTCGGTTGGCAAAGGTAGCACAATTGAACATAGGGGCTACATTAAAATGGTTACATTTATGCCAGTACAAGGCATGGCGAACTTTGATTTAATTAAGTTGTACGGCAATGAGCCACAATGCGACCTTATTTATGTTGAGTGCCCTTATGTAGTTGATGAATATGTAGAGTAGTATGGAAGAAATAGAAGAATATAGCGAAACACATTATAAGATTCAAAAACAAATATCCGACTTATTAGTTAATCTAGGTGGAGGTATGAATGAGATTGCTATATTGATGTCTTGGGGAGATACTCAAACAGAATCGCAAATTTTGCAAATGTTAATTGATACAAATGATATTTATAAGCAAAGCGAATCAATCTAAATTTATAACGGGAAGCCTCACAGTTTCAACCATTAAGACCAATCCATCATTAGGATTGGATAATGGAGTTATTGTAGTTGTGGTATCGGGAGGAACGGCACCATATAGATACGTTATTGATAGAAGTGAACCACAATCAAGCAATCAATTCAACGGACTAGAGGCTAAAAACTACGTCATTCAAGTAGTTGATAAGTTCGGGAAAATAGGATGGGAAGGCGTTGCGCTGTTCGATAATGTTGATTGCGGAGATTACGCAGGCTCAACGGTTCAAGACATAATTAATACAGGATTAAAAATGGGTAATTTCTATAATTGCACAGTAAATAGTTTCTATTAAAAAAATAAAATATGGCAGTTTGGGATTTAGTTTACGGTACTGACTTATGGTCGGCAGCAGTTACAAAAATAAATAATGTAATAGGTTCGTACAATGGGTTATCAGGAGGTGCAGAGAATCAGCGTAAAGTAAAAGTAAATGCTACTGATTTTAATACGGGATGGTGTGACCCCGAAGGTAAAATAAACTCAGGTTCATCATTTAATTTTGGTACCATTGCGATTGGAGATTCAAAAACAATAGCAACGCCATATCATTCATATTCGGACGAAGGGAACGCTAAGATTAAAGCGTATTCTTTGGCAAATTCAGCGAATTATGTTATTGGAACGATTACGGCAATACCTGACAATCAAAATATTACTGTAAGCATTACCAAGGTGTCAGGAAGTGGAACAAGTACCGACTGCGTTGTTATTCCTTATTGGGATGAAAATGATAATCAGTACATTGTCAACCAAACTACGGCAATTCCTAATGCTATTTTCGGAATTGTGGCAACGCCTCCCAACAGTACATTTAATTCACTTTGGGCGAGTGTTTCACAATACGGAAATCTTACAACCGTGTCAGGATTCTTACAGGTTACGGCTACTTCTTCGGCATTTGATAAAGACATACTACTTGCATATCTTGATAGTGCCTATGCTATTGAAAATGGTAATAGCGGTAGAGTAGTAACAGGAACGGCAAGCGTAAGCGTTAAGCGTACATACCTAGGCGTAACAGATAATTATTCTAGTGTAGGGTGGATAGATAATTACGGAGGATTCAACGCTTACGGAGCAACATCAACAATATTGTACATCAATTTCAGCGAAACGGCACCAATCGCAACGGTAGCAATCGGGGACGTATTCAGTTATAACTTTAGTTTGACGTATATTTCAAAAGCTGAATAATGGCAGATACTTTATACCGTTTTGAAAATATTGTGGGGGTAGAAATTGCCCCATACAAACAACCTTATCCAACATGGGGTGTATTCGTTACACAAATTGAATACGATGGCGCAAACGTGCCTTATCTTGGGTTCTTCGATGAGGATAATAATGTCATATATGAGAATCTAGGTACATCATGTGGAGATAACTTGTACAAATGGAGCTTCAATCTATCGACATATGCCAACTTATATAATAAGTGCCTACACTGCTATATTTATACCAATCAACAAAACATAGCAACGCCCGAACCTATTGATGTGATAGCTGAAAGTGAGCCATTAAGAGTAGGTGCCGAGTTTGATGACTTGGTTTTACTTGAATATACCAACAATGAGATATTTGACACGATAGACTACGCCAACTATGTTAATTACGCTTATGTGTCTAGTCAATTTGGGCACGAGGTAAATTATGAAGAAACAAGCACAACGTACGAACAATCAAACGGAACTATAATTAAACTAGCAAGCACGCTAAAAAATAAAAACCTATTTTTAACCGACTATATCCCACGTTACGAACACGAGAAATTGAACTTAGCATTTATGCACGACAATGTGAATGTCAATGGCGAACCTTACGTAAAAGCTAGCGAATATTCGATTAAGACAATTGAACGGTATTCACTTGCCCAAGGTAGCACAATACTAAGTAAGTCAAATTATAATTTCGTTAATTCGAATTGTTTATAAACACTTAAAAAATAATTAATTATGAGTATTTACACCGATTGCCAAGCCATCCCTGACTATGTAGCAGATGATTGCGGAAATATTGAAAATGGTAGAGTAAGGCACCTTATTCTTAAAAAGAAAACAGCAACTATTACAGACCCTTCAAGTGCTTCAGAATGGACTGCGTTGATTGCTTCGGGCGATGCGCTTGTTATTAAGAATGTAAGAGGTGCTTATGATGGTGGTGTTGTTGTTGAATCTACTGGATTTGGTGACAATAGCGCACAGCTAACAGGAAGAAATCACGTATTAACTTACATGGATTATACTGTAAAAAATAACGTTACATTCTATAATGAATTTGCTTTAGCAAGTAATAATTACAATGTTTTCTTTGCTACTGAATCATTAATTTGGGGTCAAACTAAAGGTATTCAATTAGCTTCTACTTTGCCAATTACAGACAACTTACAAGAGGGTGTCAACTTCAATGTGACTGTTAAATGGGCAGAAATGGAAATGCCTACACCTTATACAAGTCCATCAACTCTATTTACTGTCTAATTTTCCCTAAAAACTAACAATTAAATGGAAAATAAAGGCATCATTATAGTGGCATTAGGTCACGATAATTATAGGCGAATGGCTTTCAATCTTGCAATGAGCATTAGGGTATCAAATCCTGATGCTCAAATTGCATTAGTAAGCAACGAAGGGGTAAAAGATAAGTTTAATATCTTTGAAAAAAAATACTTCACGCACTTCATAGAGATTACCCCTAAAGATTACACCATTAATGGTAAAGTCGAAATTCCATTGGCAAAAACCATGATTTACGATTTAAGCCCATTTGATGAAACTGTGTATATTGATAGTGATTCGATTTGGATTAAGAACAAAAAAGTAAATGATTTATTCAATACTTACAAAGCCGTGAATTTTGGATTTACCTTATACCACCCAAATGCACACTACCCAGTTGATAGCGACAATAGTAATTTTTGGTTTAAGGAAGGGGAAACAGTAAGAGATTTACGCAAGTATTTTAAATTAAAAAAAGATGCCTACTACTATCACTTGCAAAGTTCATTTCTGTATTTTAAAAAGTCAAAAGAAGCCGAACAAATTTTTGCACGTGCTAAAGACTTATTCATTACAAGGGATTTTCAATTCAGAGATTGGGCGGATAGTATGCCCGATGAATTAGCTTTTAGTTTAAGTTTGTTAAATCTAAATTTCAAGGTTGAGAATCCGTATAAAGATATATTTTTTTACCCTATGAGCGAGATTGTTGATGAAGGCAAAAAAAGAGGTGTAAAACCTACCGAAAGGGCTTTAATAGAAAAGAATTATTTTTTTATTAGCATGGCAGGACATATCATGTCGAAGGGATTGAAAGACTTGTATAATGATCATGTTAAATGGAATTATGCACAACATCAAAATGTAAAGAATCCGTTTTTATGGATTGACAAAAGGGACTATCTTAAAGAACGTGTAAAATATTAACCATGGAAGTTGGAACAAAAGCATTTATTGAAAAGTACATCGAGAAAGACCACGATAAGGAACTGAAAGAAATTAAGGTAAAAGAATACCGCAGTCTTAAAAGACATTCAGATGGCAAAGTAGACGATGCACTTGACATGATGGTAACGTACCAACCAAGTGAGCCAGAGTGGGCGGTAAAGTATAAAAAAGACAATTATAGGGCAATCACAAAAGCACCTTACAAAAAGATTCAAAACTCAATAGCCAAGATTCAAAAAGCTAGGGACTTAATTATCACGGCTAGTGAAAAAAACAGCCCTAAAATAAAAGATTCTGAAACGCTTTATACTTATCTTTTTGAGCAGTTCCCGAAATATAACAGTTTGATTCAATGGTTTTTTAATTTTCAGATTAAGCCCTACTTAACTGATTCAAATGGTATTGTAGTGATGGCGCCTCAATATGTGCTAGACGACGACTATTTAGAGGAATATAAAGACAAACCAACGAACGAATATATTAAGCCCATCCCTTATAGTTTTTCAATCACTAAGGTAAAATACTTTGACGACGACCTATTAATTATTGAACAAGAGAAAAATGAATGGATAGTAGTTGATACTGTTAATTACTATCTATTAGAACGTGACCATGTCAAAGAAAAGTATGTAACTACTCTATTATACGCACATAATCTTGGCTTCGTGCCTTGCATTGAAAATGGGGGAGTATTGACAAGCGAAGATGATGATATTTACTATGAATCTTGGATTGCTGGTATTATCCCCGACTTTGACCAAGCTTTACTAGAAAACATTGACAAGAATGTTACCATTAAGCAACACCTTTACCCTGAACGAGTAGAATTCACACAAAATGAATGTACAAGTTGCAACGGAACGGGTAATATTAGCAGGGTAAATTCATTTGGAAGAAATACAACATCATCATGTACAAGTTGTGGCGGAGATGGTTTTAGTAGTGGTTCGCCTTTTGGCGTTACCAAGGTGCGCCCTGCAATGAGTGGCGAGGATTCAGCCATACCACAATGGGCGCCCGTTAAGTATGTTGAGAAAGATTTAAAGCCAGTTGAATTTCTAAGTCAAGATATTAAGAACTTAATTAAGTCAGGTTTAGGCGCTGTCAATATGGAATTTCTTGCAGAAAGTCCAACGGATCAAAGCGGAGTTTCTAAGGCTTACGACTACGACCAAACTCATCAATTTCTTAGCAATATATCAAGTGATGTTTTTGGGCGTTATTTACCGTTTATCATTAAGACAATAAACAAGTTAAGGTATAATGAGTTGCTAGAATCAAATGAGGTTCTTCTTAATGAGCAATTGCCAAGTATTAATATACCTAATGATTTTGATATTATCACTACTTCGGTAATTGAAGAACAAATAGGAAAAGCAACGCAAAGCGGTATCAGTAGTTCAATTATTGAATCCATGGAAATGGACTACATAAGTAAAAAATACGAAGGTAGCCCAAAAGAAATGGCATACCAACAAAACATAATCTTATTAGATGCGCTTCGTGGAATGACCACGGACGATATATTAACGATGAACGCCATATCACCATTTAATGCTGAAACATTAACTATTCATTCATTTATTAACACATTTGTAGAACGTGCGTTTAGCGAGAATAAAGACTTTGCAAATTGGGAACTAAGCGAGAAAAAAGCTTTAATGAACACGTACGCAAATGAGTACATCAACGCCAATAAACTACCAACACAAGCAACAAACCCATTAAATGGACTAGACGTACCAAACGACATAGAAGCGGAAGCCAAAGCAAAATTAAAAGGCTCGGTAGGTGGTGTGCAAGGATTGATTGAAATTCAACAATCAGTAAGTGCAGGCACAACCCAATATGAAAGTGCAATTATTATGTTAGGCGAGATTTACGGCTTTGATGATGTGACGGCACGTAAATTATTAGGTAATCCGATTGACTTAAGGGCAACGCAAGAAAAGATTAAATAATGAATCAAGACGAATTAATAAGTCAGATTTTCGACAGTATTCAAAACTCAATTGATAGTGTAGAGAAATCTATCCCATCAATTGAGAAAGCTATATTCAATGAATTAAGTATTGAATTATCAAAGCTTCAAACTGCAAATGGCAACATTAAAACAAGTGTCGAAAACCTTAAACAGATTCAAAAAGTAAAATCAAAACTAAACGCCATTATATTAAATGACGATTATAAGCAAGACGTAAATGCCTACCTTAATAGTTTTGAAGAAACAAAGACATTAATTGATAGTTATTTCAGTACCATAGTTTCAGATTTTAACGGTAAAGGCGAACTGTTCAAAGCAATATTGAATAACTCGGTAAGCATTACAACTGAAAGCTTGCTAGGTGCTGGTGTATCAAATGACATCATCAATCCTATATCTGACTACCTTAGTAAGTCAGTTACAAGCGGTTCAAATCTAACTGAACTAATACAAGATTTAAAAGTAAAGATTATAGGAGATAAAGAGAATTTAGGGTACTTAATGAAGAATGTTAAACAGATTGCTACGGACTCTTTAAACCAATATTCTGCGAATTATATTAAAACCGTAAGCGATGACTTAGGCTTAAAATGGTATAAGTATCAAGGGGGTAGAAAAACAAGTTCTAGGTGCTTTTGTTTGGAGCGTGTTGATAAATATTTTCACGTTACAGAGGTTGAACATTGGGGAGAAACGCCTTCACTTTGGAACAGTTGCAAAACGAAGCTTCACAAAGGAGGTGGAATGATTGCAGGAACCAATAAGACTACTATTTTCACTTACAGGGGTGGATGGCAATGCAACCATCAGATTATACCTGTAAGTGAAAAGATAGTGCCTAAGATTGACTTAAATAGGTTTATAAACGTAGTTTAAATTATCCTCTTCTATTATAGTGGCTAAGTAATAACCAAATTGTTTAAGGTAGTCCATTACTTGAAGGTGTTCTTCGTTGGTGTGGTGTTCGGCAATGATGCAAGGCTTACTTTTTTTAATCGTATTAAAAGCCCCTTTCAACGCTTCTAATTCGTGACCTTCGATGTCAATTTTAATTAGGCTTATATTATCAAGTTCATAGTAATCAATAAATGTATTATTAACTTTTTCGCCATCTTTACTTGATGTAATATAGCCTAAATTGGCACCTCCCCAAACTGGATCAATACTATATGTTTTTTCATCATTTTTATTAGTCACAAAATTGTTGTAAGAAAACCTAGCATTTTTTTTAAGTATATCAAAGTTTTTTTGATATGGTTCAAATGACCCAATCTGACAATTATCACTAAACTTTTGCATGGCATGACTATGATTGCCAATATTGGCACCAATATCAAGAATATTGCAATCTTTTAGATTAAGGTTCTTAATATAGTCGATTGTCTTAGGCTCATAGTACCACCCTGTTTGCTCAATTACGTCGCTTATATACTCGCCTTTGTCGTGAGTGTATATAAACGTACCATCTTTTAAAGTTTGTTTTCTCATTACTTTTGGATTAGTTAAGAATAAAATTTATAAACAATAATTTGAACAATACAAACATACAAGATAACATAATTGTAATGATTAAAGCCATTGTACTACCAAGTAATATCATTGACAATTTAAACAACATTGTATCATATTCTTCTACATTGAAATAATATGTTGCATAAGACCCGAGAAAACACACTATTATAAGTGCTATTATTTTTATTATTATCATTCTTTTACGTTGCTTAAAGCCCATACTAAACTAGCTACCCACCCGATACCAGTCCACCCTAAAAAAAGATTTAATACAACAATTTGATTGAATTGTTGTTTACCGTACGCCACCATAGACGGCACGAAGTACAAGAATATTAACAATAAATAGAACATAATTTTAATCTTTAAATACTCTATAATTTACAAATGATACTTTTAACCGTTTAGATAATATTTTTTCTTCATCCATTAAAATATATCCATCAATATATTTACCAACTACTGTATAATATTTGGCTATTTCTTTTTTTGCTCCAATAAGATATGTTCCACCTGTTTTTAAATTCCAACTATCAATATAATCAGATTCTTCAACTAATTTAATCTCATATAAATTTATTTCATTTAATTGAATTTGTAATAATCCTTCAAATGACAAATATGAATATGAATTATGGTCTCCATAATAAATAGTATTATTAAATTTTAAATTACCTAAATCGTGTCCTGATAATTTTATATTATAGGTATTGCCTTTTATTAGTTCTATCATAATTACGGATATAAGCATTTAATAATTGTTAAGCCACTAGGGGTCCGGTCGCCCTCCTCTGGAGTTTCTAAAGTCAAGATTTCAAATCCTTTATTATTTTTCAACTCCTTCACAAATTGAGCAACGCCAACAAACAAGATAGAATCATGTAGTACAATCAATCCATTTTGCTTAATGATATTCTCACATATTTTGAACTCTTTGCTAAGGTGCGCATATTCATGAACGCTATCGATAAATATTAAGTCTACGCTTCTATTGGGTAATGTATGCAACAAATCCAAGCTATTACCAATTAAAGAAGTGTGTTTCTTTAGCTTAGTTTTAAAATCAGTGGTATAGTTTTCTTCTGTAATGTCAAGAGCCGTGTAAGAGCCATTTTTAGGCAATGCGTTAATCATCGCAAGCCCTGTTTGTCCCTGAAAAACGCCAATTTCCAAAACATTAGTGCATGATTTAATCTTAATCAATTCAGCAATAAGTGAACTTACTGCATATTCGCTATTCCAAGGGTGTTTATTCATATCTTTTTAATTTTAAAATTTCTTTTCTTAATTCAATATTATCTTTAATTACTTGCCAAACTGTTTTTCCAGTCAAATTTTCGCAAAGCATATGCTCGTTAATCATTCGCCTAACACTTTCGCTTCTATATCTTGTAAGCCCCTTACTTTGAGCGTCTAAGAATAGCAATGAAGCATCATTAATATATGAGCAAATCCTATTCTTACCCGTACTATTATTTTTATTTTTATATCCCATATTTAAGATTAACAAGGTAGCACAAATGTACATAAAAAAATTAATATCCCTTTTATATTTGGAAAAATTAACTAAACAAAAAACTGTCCTTATGTTATTAGGAGAACTTATTACAACCTTAGCCACGAAAGTGGGAACAGATTCAGCAAATGAATCATTGAAACAACTTATCAGCCTAACTGCAACTATTGAAATAGATGAAGAATTGGCTAAGACTTTTGAAAGTGGTTTACTAACTGCCAACGAAGCGAAGAACAACCCCGACATCAAAGCAAAATTCTTTAGTGAGTTTGCCGATGCGACAGACAAAGAACTGACTTTGGCTTTCAAAGGGCTTGGACTAAGTGATGAACAGATTAACGAACTAAAGGCTTCAGAACCTAAAACATTCAAAAGAATATCAAAATTAACGGATGAAGCTAATAAGCTTATCGAAGCAAAAACAAAAGCAAGTGGCAATGATGAAAAAATGAAAGCTTTAGACTTAGAATATAAATCAAAGATTTCAGAATTATCAAACCAAGTTGAAAGCTTTAAATCGGCAAACATTGACCTAGTAAACCAATCTATTAATAAAGAGATTGATTGGAACATGTCAAGTTTTATTAACCAACATAAAATAAGCGAAAGTATCCCTTCAGAATATCGTGGAACGCTTGCTAAGCAAGCCGTATCAGATTTCTTCAAATCTAAAGATGCTAAAGTTGTTTTACAAAATGGCGAATTAAAGCTAAAAAGACTATCCGACGAAAGTTTAGATGTTACCGATTTGGACATCAAAACAGGTATTCAAAAAGCCCTTGCAGAAAAAAATCTATTGCACGTTGCAACCGTTACGCCTCCTGTTGTTACTCAACAAGCGCAAGCGCAAGCAACAAAACCAATTAATAACACTTTTGCTCAAAACTTAGCAAAAGCTAAACAATCAAACGGATTATAATTATGGCACAAGGAATTGATTTCAACGTAGCAGGTGTATGTCCTGCAATATTAACAGGTTTAGAAATGGTTGTAGGTCTTAATGACCCTCAATCTAAACAAACTCCAGTGGGTGCTACTTTAGCATTATCACAACCTGAAAACCAATCTGCTGAAATAATTGATATTTATGGCAGAAATAATAAAGGTCACATAAAAGAGGCTCGCATTAAATATATGCCTCGTATGACTAAAGATAAGGTAAAAACTACAGCTGACTGTGTAGCTGGAGACCCTGTAGAATATATTGAAGATAATACCCTATTGGATATATATGTTCAGGTAGATATTTCTTTGGGTATGGATGAAATCAGAGTATTCTGTGAAGAAGCTTCTTCAGCCGTAGCGGGACTACCTGTTCCGTATAATCTAAGAGAGGTTACAAAGAGAATCTTAAATGCTCAAAACGCTCTAAGAACTAAAATTAACGAAGCTGTAGTAACTAAATTATCGAATTCATTTGGTATTAATGCAAGATCAGGAGTAGCAACAACAACTTCTATCCCTGTAATCTCGGCAGGTGCGACTGGTATTGTTGCAGGTGCACCAATTTTTGAAGGGTTCCAAACTTTACTTTCTGACTTCACAGAAAATGAACTTTACGGAACGCCTATCATTATTGGTAAAGGCAACTTTGAGAAATTCGACCTAGGAACAAACAAATACGGCTTACAAAATAGCGGTGTTGACTTCTCTAGCGTTTCGCAAGATTATAAGTTTTTTGTCGACAAAGCTGTTAATACTATTGTTGGTGCAAATGAATTGATCGTTATGGGCGAAGGTTCAGCGCAATTCATGTCTTGGAATAAATATGTTGATGCTTTTGAAGGTACTTTTGGAGCAGCTACAATGTTTACAATTCCAGATACAGTAATTCCAAATCTTATGTATGATGCCAAGTTTGAATTTGATACTTGTGAGGATAAATTCTTATTAAGATTGTCAGCCAATGCAGGCGTTTATGTAGTTCCTACTGATGCTTATGGTACTTATGACGACTTAGCTGGTTCTAATGGCTTACTTCGTTATACCGCAACTGCTGAATAATTTGTTTTGTTAGTTCAAATTATACTAAAGTAGCACAAAGCCACCTCTTACGGGGTGGCTTTTGTTATTTTTGGATATGAGAATTTTTAAAGACTACATAGGTTTGAAATCTTGCACTTCGGGAACTCCAAGGAGCAATTTTTGGATAAACCAAATGGCAGGCGTAAGCTTAAAATCTTTGGATAAAATAAGCAATTCCGAGGATAAGACATTTTCAGCCACTTGGGATAACATTCAAGAAAGGTGTACTTTATTGATTAATGAAGGCATACTTGACAGACTTAATAGACGTGCTTTAATGCCTATTATTAAAGACCAATTACAATTCGGATTGCAACCTCAAACACTTACAATGAATAGCGCAAGCAATGACTTTGTAGGTATTAAGATATACGGCATACAAGAAAGATACGAACGTGTTCAATTAACTCAATTCACTTGCTATTCTGATACTACTGTTACAGGTGCGGAGTTCTTAATATACGACTTAAACAAAGGATTATTGATTAAGACCGTTACCGTTGATTTAGTAGAGGGATTCAACGAGGTGTATTTAGATTTAGAGATTGAAAATAACGGTAACTTATATCCTAATTATTTTTTATGTTATGACAATAATGATTTTCAATTAAACCAAACGCAAGCAAGCTATCAAGACGACTGTTCAATGCAAAGTACAGGCTTTGTAAATGGCTATTCGATTAGTTGTGTAGGTGCTATTAATGTAGGCAAACAACCTAACGTAAAGGCGAATATTACAAGCGTTTCAAACACTTGGGGCATAATACTAGATTTCAATCAAAAATGCTCACTTGAAGAATTCATTGCGCCTATTATTGACCGTTTCAAATTAGCTTGGGCGTATTTATTATTATCTGAAATAGTGCAAGAAACGAAGCTATCCGAGAGGTTCAACATATTTACTACTCAATATACCAACGAGGAACTAAACGGAATGTATGACCATTATATTAATGAATATAATAAGTACATGGACATATCATTTAAGAATATGGTATTACCTACAAACGGGTGCTTTAAAAATAATGAAAGATTTCAACAAACATATTCAAGACCATGAAAATAAATAATAGTTGTGGTGCAAGAAAAAGAGGGTGTAAGACTACTAATTTACCACTTTGTAAAATTGTGGCTATGCCAAAAGAGATTGCTTGCGATGAAATTGAATCGTACGAACGCATTAAAAAAGTAGCTTAATGAAAGTAACCGCCAAGACAGATAATCAATTAGACAACACGCTAATGGGCGAAATGTTAGGTAGTTCAATCTTGGGTACTTACATAGATAAAGCACAACGTAGCGCAGGACTTTCAATGTTAGTAAAAGTGAAAGAAAGGGTTTTTAATGATGGTGGGGGTAAAAACTCAAACGGTGATGAATTTGGATTATATGACCCTCAATATTTAAGAGCAAGATTAGGACTGGTAAAGCATAGAATCGGTCCTAGAAAACTTACAAGCATGATGGGTAACGAAGGTAAGCGGACTAATAAAAATATTAATCTAATGCTTACAGGCGACTTGGAATCTCAATTTAAGTTCGGGGTTAGTAATGGAGAATACTGTTTAGGATTTGAAGCAGACCCAAACGGGGCAAAATCAAAAATACCTAACGCTGCGCAAAAAGCTGAATTTATGGAAAAATTATTTGATGACATATTTCAAATGACAAGTGATGAAGCTGACGAGTTTACCGAAATTTTTTTATTCGAACTAGATAAACAGTTGAAATGAGCATAGTTAATAAAATAGTTTCAATAATTAATGATAACATTAAAGCCAATAGTTGCATTAATATCCGCACTATTGGACTTAGTGAAGTGCTTATTCGTGAAGGGAAAACGTTCCCAGTAATATACGAAAATGGCGACATTGAGCATATTTTTTTCGATGATTCATTTGAATGCGAACTCTATCACTATGCTACTTCTGAAAACAATAATAACAACAATAATAAAGGATTTGGGGACAATAAGCTTATCGAAAAAACATTTGACAATTCTATAATCCTTTACGCCCGAAATACAAGCACGGAGTACATAACCGAAATTATAGACAAAGGTTTAACAACGCTAATAACGCAAGCGCAACGTAATGTACTAGGCGTTAATTTTGTTGATATTGAGATAAAGTCAATTAAGAGCGATAAACAAGCAATCTATAAGTCAGAGTTTGGAGAATTAAGGTACAAGCTAAATGCAAATGATGTGCTTGCTAAAATTGAATATAGAATAATATTTGACTTGCAAAATAAATGTTTAACACCTTCAAAAAATAATTGTTAAGATGGCAATAATTACCTATTGGCGCAATGTGATGCGTAAGATTACTACGCAAGAAATGGACGCCTCATTTGATGCGGTTGTAGATATGATTGCCAATGCAGGGCTAAGTTCAGAAATGCCCGAAGGTACTGTTTATGTTGGTGATAATACTAATACTGCAAGTTTAGAAACATTAGATAAGACATTAGTAGGATTGCCAAACGTTGACAACACAAGCGATGCTAATAAGCCAATTTCTACAGATACTCAAACTGCTTTAGATTTAAAGGCTGACATAGCAAGTCCAACTTTTACGGGTACGGTTACAACTCCTGATATTGTTGTTTCAGATGCAACTGCATCAACTATTGCACATTTTGACGCCACAAAAAATATTGAATCATTACCTTTAGCGACTTATCCAAGCTTAACTGAATTAAGCTATGTCAAGGGCGTTACAAGTGCTATCCAACCGCAAATTGATGCAAGGTCAATAGCTTATGCAATACCAAATTATTACCGTGTAGACCTGAATTTAGGAGATGATTTAACAGGTGTAGCAGGTAGAGAGGATAAGCCTTATAGATTAATTCAAACAGTTTGGGATTTGATACCTACAAGTAGTACCGCACAAATTACAATTGAAATTGTAGGAGATTTTACATTCACTACTCATGCTTTATTAACAAGCGTAAACAAGGATAATATCACTTTTTTATTCAAAGGAAAAATTGTGTATGCCGTACCAGTAAGTCCTACATCAAGACCTTTATTTACATTTACAGGAACAAATAACAATCTTACATTTATTGTACCTAACTACACTCAAACAACACAGGGAGGGTTCATATACACTGCGCCAGTAGGCGTAACCAACGGTAATAGGTATATTTTTGACAATATGCAGATTTTAATGGGCGTTAATACAAGTTCCGTTAATAATTTTGGATTCAGAACAGGCACAGCGACAAATCAAGCATACTTCACTTGTAATAACCTAACAGTAAGCATGACAGGTGATGGAAGTGGGATAAAAGGGTATGCGTATCCATTTGCAATAGCTAGTTGTAATTATAAGATTGGAACATTAAAGATTACAGGCACAGCATCAGTAGCAAGTACAGCGTTTGAAGGTTTTACGGGAACAGTTAAAAACATATATATTGAAAACTTAATAACAGATAACAGCTACACTAATTTGACATCATTCAGCGTTACGGCATCAATTACAGCTGACAATATATTTGTTAACAATATAAACATTGCAAGTGATGGTTCAACTCAAAAATCAATATCATTCAGACTTTTTTCTATATCTGCATGTAAGAATCTAACAATTATGTCAGGCTCTATTCTTAATTTTGGAGTATTGACTATTGCACAATCTGAATTAGAAAACCTTAATTTAGGTGAATTGTCAATGAATGGTGTTATAGGGAATACAAGCAATCCGTTTACAAAAAATCTAAACCTATTAGGCAACATTACAAAAACGGTGGCATCTCAATCAGCAGACAAGTTTTTAATCTGGATAGGTGCTGGTGCAATTATTAACGGGAATGGATTTAAAATTATCCACACAGACCCTACTTATATAGCCTCAACCGCAATAATCATGATAAGCGGTTCTGCTTCGCCTAAAGCAACATTTATTAACAACTTGACTATTTATAACTCAAATATTGCAACAGGTAGTACACAACCATTTGTACCTATATATTACTTAGACACCAACACTAAAATAGTAAGATTTAGAAACCTTGTTGTTTCATCACAAATAGACACTAACAGTAATGTAAATGCTACATTTATGCGACCTTACAATGCTAATACGTCATACACTTGCAGGATAGAAGGCAATGTGGCTACTAACTATTTGCAAAATGTGACAAACCTAACAAACGATTGTGACATTGATTTAATTAACGGATATACACTATAATGGCAACACAAAAAATATTAAGGATGCCCGTTAAATTAGATGCAACGGGCATTACGGGAAACAATGCAAGTGCTATATGGGAAGTTAATAGCACATCACAAGGGATATTGCTTCCAAGGATGACTAATGCACAACGTACAGCTATCGCAGGAGGTACGCCTCCAGTGGGATTAATTGTATATTGCACAGATGCAACAGAGGGGCTATACATATATAAATCAACAGGTTGGGTTCAAATAATATAAAATATGAAAACATTAG